CGGATGAATAACGCAAACTCATTTTTATGTGAGTGCTGTCCATAATAATTATATCCCAATTATTATCTCCTACAGTTATTATAGCACTCTTGGCATCCGCCGCCGCTACACCTCTTGCCTTTGCCAACTCTTTCTCTTCTGCAATGTTTTCCGGGTCAAGCGGATCATAAGCTTCTTCATCCGAGGCAGCTCTTCCCTGCGCTACCGATAAAGCTTTGGCTTTGGCAATGTTTTTAGGCTTGGTAGGATCATAAGCATCTTTACCCTTCATAGAAAACTTTTTGTCTCTCGTCTTCCCGGCGTTCATTTTAATCTCCCTGTTGATTTGGTCTATTTCGTCTTGCAGTTCATTTACTTCTTGTCTGTCACCAAGCCTTCTCGCTTGCTCCTTCAGCCGCTCCAACCTTTTCAAATATAATGTATCCGGTTCTTCTCCATTTTTCAAGATCACTCTAGCATCACAGTTCGGACAATGAAAAGTGGTCATAAACCTTTTATCTTTGAACCTCCGCAGTTTGTCCTTTGCACCTGTCTTTTCAAATATCGCACCGCATTTACTGCATTCAATGGTTTCCATTTTTAATGCCTCGTCACCAGTCTGGTAAATTCATCCTTCTTCATGGTCTGAATTCTTCCGCTTCGATAAACCTTTGCAGGAAAATTCACATCATCTATATCTAAGATAACTTCCGGATAACATCGACAGTTAAAAGTCTCTCCTGCATGATACTCTCCATAAGCCTTTTCACTGACCAACTTCTCCGGGCTGGGAGGATCGTTCCAACTAACAATAACTCCATCCATTCTTTTGTGTCCCTTACGGGTTCTGAAATCACCGACAGCTTTCCAGATATACCAATCCGCTCCAATAGATTCAGAACGCATCTGGGTCAGTGCTGTTGAGTATCTTGATGTTTCTGTTCGAGCAATCATCTTTGCCTTGTTCTCACTAATACTACCAATCCGCATGATCTCGTCAATCAAGTCTGTAGAACGCAATCCAACATACTGATTCTCTTTGATAAGCTTGTGAACTCTCTTTGCAGCATCTATGGGTATTGACTTAATCAAACCAACATTGTCATCCATATACTTCTGCATCCAAGTCTTTGCTGGTGCTTTTGAAAGTTCTTTTTTTAACTCTTGACTCATCTTTGCCGATAATTTATCCCACTTCTTTTTATTATCTTTGTCAACATTATAAAACATGGTGGCAACTGTTTGGTTAGACCACTTTGTTAATGTCTTGCTGTATTTCTTCAAAAGGCTGATGGCTTTAATACCTTGGGCTTTTGTAGCTGATGTAAGCGTTGACTTCAATATCTTTTCAATCTCTTTGGCAACCAGCTTCATAGCATTGAAATACTTCCTCTCCGCAGGCGTCATCTTAACAGGCGGAGTCGGTTTCTTATCAAATACAATATTTGTTACCGGTTGCGTCAATGTTAACATTCTACTTCATCCTTGCAAATAAAGATATAACGGCTCTTTGACTCCTTACTTTGGGTAAAGGAAACAATCTTCCAATGTTCAGATAACTTTTCCATCCATTGAATGGAGTTCATCAATTCCCCTTTTCCCAAATGGTTTTAAATTTTTCTTGTTGAATCGTATCCAACATTACATCATTTCCTCAAAAAGCTTCTTTGCGGTAGCTTCTATTTCTTTTTCATCTTCCGGTGAAAGCTTTATACCGGGATCAAAACCTAATACCTTTTTTGAATATTCGGTTGAATCCCAATCTTCATCTTCCATCTTGTATTCAAGATCATCTTCATCAAGGATTTCTGGCATGTTACTCTCCCTTTATTTTCCAAGCTTTAAAAACGATTGGATCAATATATTTTTCAAGACAGACTTTTCTGGTGTTGCATAAATATTTAGATACCGCCTCTGCAACAGTCAGCTTTGCTTTCATCAATTCTTTTTCTGTCTTGGGCACCGGCATCTTTGCAACCGCTTCTTTCGCCCTATTGGTACCGACTCTTGTTCTAAAAGCTTTCGGGGTATTATTACTGACCTCTTTTGAAAACTTCTTGAGCTTTCGGTAATCGGTATCAAATACATTCTGCTCTTTATCGGGTCTTGCGGCTCTCTCTTTCAAAATCTTTGACAGGATCGGATCGTTGATCTTATAATAATTTGGTTTGCCATGCTTACCGATAAACTCGACAGCAACCGAACCATCATCATTGACTTTGATGTGTTGATTCTGCAATGACGAGGCGCCGTAGGTTTTGACTTCACCAGCATTTCTTCCTGTATCAGCTCTTGCTCCGGTCTGTTCTATCAACCTTAAACATAAAGCTTGCTCCTTCTTGTCTCCTTTATAGTTCCTTTCGATATTCTTAATGACCCTATCAATATTCGCCTCAAGCTTTCTAACCTTGCCAAACTTGATTGTTGCCATCCTGCCATCATGAGCTTCCGAATACTTTACCTGCCGCCTTCCTCTTTGATCGGTGCCCGCTACCAATGCTTCACCCTTTGGGTCTGGATTAATTCTGACATGTTGCCAAGCGGGAGGAATAGCAATATGAGCTACATGTTTGGGAAGCGGGTCTCCATTCGCCATAACCAAAGCACCAGCTTTCTCTACTTCTTCTCCCTTTTTATTCAGAACCTTTGTTGGCGGCAATCGTTTGGTTCCAATAAAGCTTGCTTCCATCTTTGATCGTTTTGGTTCAGGATAATTGATGGTTGGTTTCTTTTCCTTTTTGGGTTTTTCTTCTTTCTCTTTTTTATCTATTTTCTTTTCAGGAGACTTTTCCTCTTTCGGCTCTTCAGAAGAACCAGACTTTCCTTCCTTCTGCATCTTTTCATATTCTTCGGCGTAACCGCCTTCGGAGGGAATAAATTCTCCACCTTTGAATTCTTTGCCTTTAATAGATACACCGCCCTTTGGAGCACGTAAATGAGCATCAAAAGTGGAACGAATATTTTTCAATTCTTTTTGAATAGATTCGAGAACCTCTTTTTTGTTTAGTTTTTTCGTGGCACTATCTTGTCCGGGACTGAACGGAGACTGACCAAGCAGCCTCCTTGCTCTCTCTTCTACAGACAACTCTTTTTTGTCCTTCTTTAACCACCTGTACAGAATGGCCAACCCGACTAACGGTTTCAGGATCTTACCAACACTGTCTTTGAAGAACCGTTTTACAGAACCATCGGCAGCAGAAGGCTTGTTGATAATTTCCCTGTCTACATCAATCTTCTCAAGCGCCTGCTTCAATGCTTCAAATTCATCCCCTCCTTCACTACTAAGATTCTCAAGATCCTGCTGTAGCTCTTCCAGGGATTTCTCATTTAGTGGTAGGGGGAGGGGACTGTCGTCCTCTGGTCCTCCCGGAGGCGATTCAGGAAAACTCTCTCCCCCTTCCGAAACAATTTCTTCTTGTGCATTCTCAATATCCTCTTCTGTAATTTTTGAGAACCTACCGGTAATCCGCGACTGGTTAGCCAGTTCCTTCATTGCCGTCTTCTTGCTGATAAGGCCGGCACCGTAGACAGTCGATATTGTATTTGCATCAGTGGAAGCAATCTGTGACTTCTCAGTATCGGACAACTGCCAGAGGGAGTTGAACTCAAATTCAAACTCCTTCGGTAATGCCTTGCCCAACACTGACCGACTGATCACGTTAAACAGCTTGACCAGAGGTGCCCTCATCTGGAATTCCTGCAATTTGTTGATGTGGTCGTAGTAGTTCCTAAGATCAGATTCGCCAGTAGAACTCAACCCGGCAGGAGACTGCCCAAACAACCTGACCAGCGGAATGCCTGTCGCTCCAGAAATCTGCTCCCCAAACTGCATCAATACATCACTGATGCCGGAAAAGCTATAGGAATGTACATTAAATTCGTCATCCCCGTCAAGGACAGTCAGACCTTCAAGGGTCTGTAGCATTCTGATGTAATCAAACTGCTTGACCACTGCTGATTCAGTAGCGCCGCCAAGTGCTAACGCTTCCCGGAAGCCTTTTACGTGAATCGTCCTGAGATGTGCCTTATGGAGTAACTGGGACGCTCCCTGCGTTGCCGAATCGAAGGCAATCAGTCGATCATACAGCCTTTCAACGACTGACAGCCCCCAGAGATTCTCAGTTAGCTTTTGATAATATGGAAGCTCGATACCGTCAAACCTGATAACCCGTGAGTAATGAACCTTCTGTCCACTCAGTGCAGGCATTCCTGCGATGACGTTATAATACTTCGGCTTGCCCATGTCCGGGCAGAGTTCAGTTACAAGATCGCCGAGTGAAGGATCTATCATCCATCGGTCAAACACAACCAGTCCCTTAAACCGTCCTTTCCCGATTGCATTCATGTTCAAAGGCTTGGAGTAATCAGCACCTTCTGTGAGGATAACTGCAATTGCACCACCATACAATCTTGCCCACTTGATGGTGTTAGACAATTCATGCCAGATATTCAGATCAGTGAAAGTGGATTGAATTAGCTTAACATCATCGGGAGACAATTCGGAGTTGATTGAGACACCCTCCCTTGTCATGTCCTCCGCTACCGTATCCACGACCTGGCCAACCAGCCATGAACTTCGGTAGGCAGCTTCCAGCAGTGTCCGAAGTCTCGAAACAAAAGGCGCCAGTGAATACTGACTGTAGCTCTGGATGTTCTGGGTATTTGCTCCGAGCTTTGCTAGAAAGTTGACAAAAGAATCTGTCGTATTTACGTCGAGCGTTCGTTTCTTAGCCATTACAATACCATCGCCTCAGAAAACATTCTAGATGTCTTGTTACTGACCCTTTGTTTAAACTCAAAGAACGGCATGGCCGTTATCCTGCCAATGAAGCCCTGCGTATTAAAATGTGCCAGATAAGCATCCCTTGCCGAATCTAACTCTGAAAAGCCCAACATCACCTTGTCCTCATCATACAGCCCATCAGGTCGCAGTTGATGAACGATGTAAACGTTTTCAGACTCAGGGTGATTGCCAATAAAACAATCAATCTCTTCACCATCTTTTCCAATCGTGCCAGTAATGAAGCCGTACGGATAATAAAATCGCACCTTCCACTTATTTCCTTTTTTATCAATTCCTTCTCGTACGGAACCGACAGGGTTCTCAATACGGACGTTCAGTCCTCTAAAGTTGATCCTATCCATTAATAGTATCTTTCTTCTTTCCCTTCTTACTCTTAACTTCCGCAACCACAACAGGAGTAGAATTAGTTGCCGGAACAGAGAGTTCTACCACCTTGCTTGTATCATTATCCTGAACAATAATCGGTTCAATAGGCCCTTCATCCACAACAGTCCCTCCGATAACCCTGGTTCGGATAACTGCCTTTTTCTTACTGGCACGGCGCTCAGCAAGTGCAACCTTACCTTTCCTTGTGCTCATTCTCAGCGGCTGTCTCGATGACACCATATCATTCTTCTCCCTTTTCCTGCTGAACAAGTCCGTCTTGATGTTGAGGAGGGGAATAAAGGCTGTACATCTTCAACGGCTTATCGGAGTCATTTATAATGTTATGGACTCTTTCCGATTTGATAAGAATAGATGAACCATCCGTCAAAGAAATCTCCTCACCGTCAACAATAGCCTTTCCTTTCCCCTCCTCAATTCTGAAAAACTGGTCAGCAGGATGAGTCTCCGTCCCAATTTCTTCTCCCGGTTTCAAGCACATCAACACAAGCTGCATTCTTGGTGCGGTAAACAGCACCTTGCGGAAGTAATTATTGGCAATTGTTTCCTTCTCAATGTTTCGGGTGTCATACGTTTCATCAGGGTCAAGGGAATCAAGAGTATCAACCGTTCCCTTTTCCAGTTCCTTGACTTCGATATCGTCAATCCTAAATGAGCCATCGCCATCAAACCCAAATTTTGGGGCTTTATTTCCTTCACGTTCAGGATCCCCGACAACCACAAATGTGTGACCAGGATTGGCCGTCTTTTTCAACCAGTCCAGAAAATTAACAAGCGAATTGTCAGGGTCATTCAGTGTGACTACAATAACCTTCTTGTCCACAGAGTCTTTGAATTTTACCTTACCAACTTTATTCGTCACGGCATAGGATGCGATAAGCCGCCCATTTTTAACTTCTCTGATGTCCTGCACTAACATCACCCATTCCTCCTACGGAACCAGTTGCGCCAAAAAACCGTTCGGAATCGTCTTCTCAACCTTGTTAATCAGAACTTTCTGACTCGATGCAGACGTCACTTTCCTGATCGTTCCTGTCTTGTCTATATCAACCGTTCCCAGCACGATTACTGGAACATTTATTCTTCCCGGTTTTAAAGGGTACTGCCCTGGCTTCAGATAATCCATAACTCACCCGCCCACAACGGCAACCCAATCGATCCCTGTCCCACGGATCAGATCTTCTAGACTGTAACGAATGGAGTCAATACAATGGTCATACCCCTCCACCAGTATCGGAAGGACCTCTTCCGTTCTCTTGTCCACTTTGTAAGAGTAATGCTCGAACTCGTCAATGGTGTGACAGCATCGGGGATGGATGTGAATCTTGTCAAACTTGCGCATGAACTCTAAACCATCCCTCACGAATCCTGCTTTGGTAGTAGCCGCTTTTGAGCAACCTACAATGGGAAATCCCTTCTTTCGCATGAATGAGATAGTTTCAGGTCTTGAGTTGTCGGCAACGATCTTGATGAATCTACTGCCAGGAATGAAATCAAACAACTGTGGTAACTCTTCCAGCTCCACACCGATACCATACGCTTCGTAATCTATATATAGATCGTTGCCGACAATATAATTCCTGACGAGCGTGGACGGATCGTTACTGAAGCCCCAGTCAGCACCAAGCCTGTACTTTGCCTTTTGCGGACTGTCAAATTCCTCAACGATGAACTTGTTTTTAAATACCAAAGCATCGCTGATATGATGTGGCATACCTTCCCAGATATGATTGTAAGCGTCCAGATCAACCCGCTTACAATACTCCATCTCTCTTCTCAGTGTTTCCGGGAAGAATGGATTATCTCGGAAGGTCAGCAGCCTTGATGCACAATCTTCAGGCGGATTGATTACGAACCGTTGATACGTTGGATCAGTCTTAGCACCTGTATTCCATGACAGCCAGATCTCTGATCCATCTTTACGGATCGTCGGGATCAAGAACCGCCAGCTCTCCTCAGAAGCATTCTGTGCCTCTTCCAGCCAGACGATATCAATCCCTTCAATAGACTTGATCTCCAGTGGATGCTGCAACCCCTTGAAGATAAATTCTGAACCAATATTGCTAGTAATTTCTGTCCTGGTAATGTTGTAGTATGGTGTAAGGTTTAGAAGTTCGATCTGATCAGAAAGAACTTTATGAACTGAATCCCTGATGCTATTCTGAAACTCCCTAGTACATAATATTCGTTTCTTCTGATAAGATGCAAGCACCGCCAATACTCTTGCAAATGACCATGATCTTGCAGCTCCTCTTCCGCCATATGCCGATTTATACCTGTGTGGTTCTAACAGAAATTGAAAAGCTTTGGGGATGTCCAACTGGACTTCTCCGGTCATTCCTCATCTTCTCCTACGAAATTAAATACCACCTTTGTAGGAACGGGCGGTATTAAATCTTTTCCTTCTGCTCCGGTCAACTGAACTCTATCAGAATACTTCCTGGGCAACAAATGTGCTGCTAACCATTTTCTGCTTTCCACTCTTAACGCACTTCTTTTGATATGATCCGTATTCACCCGTGTTTCCATTTTCCCGGTCTTTGGGTTTACGGTTTCATAAGTATCATTCTCTCCGTTATCTGCAATATCCTTTATTTCATCGGCCATGACTTCTGCTTGGATTTCTCTGGCTTGTGAATAGGACTTTAAAAAATCTTCATTGTAAGCGTTGTTTAATTTATTTAACCAGTTAAAAACGGTTGGTAAACACGGCATCCCTTCTTCTTTACAAATCGAAGTAATTGTTCTGCCCTTCATGATTTCTTGACAGATGTATTTTCCTACCTTGTCGGTATAAGAGCTTGGTCTGCCGACTTTGTTTTTTGGTTGATCTTTGATTCTTTTCTTTTTGACCATGACCCTTTTCCCTTTTTTAAAAAACATCCTCTATATATGGTGATTTTAAAGTGATTTTCTTGATACTTTTTGCATTATTTTTTAAAAATACCAATGATTTTGATATGTTAAGCATGAAAATATTTTTACCATACCCTGAAATTGCTTTAAAAAAACCGCAATAATCTCTTAACTCATTGATTTTATTATACTATACCGGGAATATATAGCATATATACTACTAACCTATTGATTTTATTATTAAAAAAAAATCAATATTTTTATAGAAACTTATTGATTTTTCCCCTGAACTATACTATAAAGAGTCAACATATATGATCTTTTACAATTAAATATCGGTTGAGGTTGTCAGGGCGGTGTCCGAGCCAAAGCCGAGGTTTTTGGTAAGAAAGATGGATTGCCAAAGGGAGGCGTATCAGCCAGCAATCTATCAAGTATGAAGGGTGAACCAAATCACTCTTGAACCACTACAAAGAAAGCACTCGGGGGTAGTCCGAGGAGGGGCTTTGATGGGCGGATTGCAAAAATGTGTTATGATTTTTTATGCGGCTCATCTACTATCTGGTAGGTGAGTCGAAACGAAATCATAACCAAAAAAAGAAAGGAGATACAAAATGGCAAACATTAACACAATTGAAGATGGTTGCGGTATTGAGTTAACAATTTTTATCAACGGACGGAAAGAGCATTTCAGACTTTGCATCATTAATCGAAAGGATTACTTCTCCGACAATAAGCAAGAGTTTGCTTTTATCAATGATGACAAAACAAAAGTCATTGACAGCGTTTACTCGGGCGGCAACACAGGATTTGGAACAAATAATTATTCATTCAGAGATCCTTCGTCATGGGAATTGGTAACAGATGACCTTGATGAAATCATGAACATCGCATTTCTAAAGAAAATGAAAGAAAAAGAGGATAGAGAAAAGTTCATTTGTAAGCAGAAAGAACAGGTGGATAAAATCAATAATCTGCCCAAATTGTTCTCGACGGGAATTGAAGAGCTTAACAAAAAATATGCTTTTGAAAGATCGGATGCTGATTTCAATCCGGTTTACTCTTCGCAAATCAAAGGTGGAATAATCAGGCTGAAAGACATCACCAAATCCGATAAACCTGCTTCTTACATTTATCTGGATCAATTCTTGACGAGAGATCGTAAGATGATGGTCAAACAATTTGCAAAGTCTTTCATTTGCAATGACCTTTTGAAAGAGTTCCCGGAAGTTTTCAAAATAGATCCCAAAGAACTTCTTATGCAGTTGGTCAACAAACAGACTGAACTCAAAAACGAAATCCGAAAGATCAAAAATAGTTAATGCCGAAATCGGGGCTTGTTGCCCCGATACACTGGTCGGTGGTTACCCCAGTGCTGACGAGGCAAACCAAACAAATTATAACACCATAAATGAAAGGAGATACAAAATGAAAAAGTTATCCGAAATCGCATTGCTGGCAGACCTGACCATTTCCAAATGGTCTGGTTCAATCGCAGACAAAAAAACAACCGATGAGATCCTTGACAAGAAAAACGCGAGAAGAGATCGTGGCCGTTTCGTAAAAAATCTTCTTATGGACACAAAGTCTTTGAAGACGATTACAAACAAAATGTACCACGAATATAAGATGAAGAGCACGGCATGGGAAGATGGTCGGCGACTTCTCCCGGTAGAGTTTTTTGAATCCATTACAAAGCTTCATCGGGATTGTTCAGACGAACTCGAAAAAGCTCTTGAGGAATTCGGAAAGAATTATCCCGAATACAAAGAAAAAGCTAAAGAAGAACTCGGGGATCTTTATGACGAGACCGAGTTTCCCTCTTTCGACGAGTTCAAAAGAAAGTGGAAAATTCGCCTTGACTTCTTTCCGATCCCCGAAAGCAAACATTTCGTGGTCAGAGCCGAAAAGAACTTGATCAATGAAATGAAGAAAAGCTTCGACGAGGCGATCAACAGCAAACAGACAATTGCTATCGGAGAGGTAAAAGAACGGGTGCTTGAAACAGTCGGCAGGATCGTTGAGAGGATTTCTGATAAACATATGAAATTCTCCCGACAAGGAAAAGAGGTTATGGATTCAGTTCGGGAATTGGTCGACCTGCTTCCCTCTTTGAATCTTTTCGATGACCCGAATATCAACAAAATGATCACCGACCTGAAAGCAACCCTTTACGAGGTCACCGACGAAGATTTGAAAAAAGACGACAAACGGAAAAAGATTTTGAACAGCACAAAAGCGATGCTCGACAAAATGGCCGATTACGTTTAAGGTTTTATCGTGCCCATCTATTTCTGGTAGGTGGGCACCATTAAGACTTTAACAAAGAAAGGAGAACAACATGGGAGGCGAAATCTTTTTTCTATTGGTAATCGTTTTTGGGTTTGGCGGCTGTTTTGGATACATAGTCGGAAAATACTGCTAAAAGAAAGGAGTAGCACAATGAAGGCATCAGCAATCAAAAGAGCATTG